TATGCGCGGCGGCAGAGAATTACTTGGCCGTGCATTTAAGCCGGACGAGCCGCGTATTGCGTCGCAGCAAGTGCTCAACGCAATGCGAGAGGCTGGCGTAACCGGGCCCGAACTTCGGCAGCAAATCCTCACCGGGCGACCGGATGAGACGGTGCCATTTGGAATGCGCCTCGGGATGCCGGGCCAGCTCGCGGCAGAGCGTGCCGCAATTGGTGGCGGAACCGCTGCTGACATCTCGAGAGAAGCTTCGCAGAACATACTCTCCGAGTCTGGCGCTCGCGTGATGAACGTCGTCAATGAGATGACCGGGAACGACCGCAGGTTCACGCAAGACATTTTGGATACGTTCAAGAAAGCGCGAGACAAGAACGCGAGCGATCTTTACGGAAAGGCGCGCGCGGTCGGTATCGTGCAAAATGACGAAATCGTGGACATGATCGTCAGAGACCCGCTGACGAGGAGCCTCTACAAGCAGGCCCAAGTCAACGCGCAAAGAAAGGAAAACCTAAAACTGCCGGATTTGGTGGACAAGGATGGGAACATAATCCAGAACGCCTACCCGTCTGTGGCGGCGCTTGATTATCTATTGCGCGCGCTTCGCGCCAAGAAAGATCAAGCCTTCAAGCAGGGCAACGTCAACGCTGACGGAATTAAATCGCTATTTGATAGTCTTGACTCGCGTGTTAAGGAACTTGTGCCAGAGTACGCTGCTGCGCGATCAAGGTTTGCAGACGACTCTGAGTTAATAAAGCTGTCGCAACTTGGTCAGCAGTTCATCAATATGTCGGAATCTGCGCGCAAAGTAGCACTGCGCGGCCTTGATCCAGATAAACTTGATGTGGTGCGAGCGACCGCGCGTGATGCTCTTTTCAATAGGCTCGCCTCTGCTGATGATGTCGGCCTCGCAAAGATGCTGACCGCATCAAAGCAGAACCGCGACCTTCTTGAGTTCCTTGCAGTATCTCCCGAGCAGGCCGCGCAGGCCGCGCTTCGGATTCGGCAGGAGCGGCAGCTCCAAGAGTTCTCGAGAGCGATCAACCCGAACATCGGGTCGCGCACCGCGAGGACGATGGCCGCCGCTGGTGAGGGCGTCGATCAGTTGGCGGGCGCAGAGCGCGCCACGCAATTCTTGAGCGGTAACGCGGCGTCTCGGTTTATGACGATGCTCAATATCGCCGGCGGTCGTCTGCGCGGGCTCACTCCTGGCGCCAGAGAAGACATGGCGAGAATGCTGACAGAACTCGATCCGCAGCAGCAGATGCAAATTCTCGACCGGCTCGATATTGAAGATCAGCGATTGATGCGGGAGACGATTGACCGCGCCAACAAGAGAATGCGCAGCGTGCAGACTGGCGCTCGCATCCCTGGCCTACTCTCGACAGAGGAGCGCCAATGAGCGAACCCTCCTGGCTCACCCTCGCACGCCGCTACCGTGGCGTCGCGGAGATACCCGGGAAGGCGACCGCGCCGACGATCTCGCGCTGGCTGCGTAGCCTTAAGGCGTGGTGGTCGGATGACGAGACGCCGTGGTGTGGCGTGTTCGTGGCTGCCGTGCTGCAGGAGGCGGGTTATGAGCGGCCTAAGCACTGGTATAGGGCCAAGGCATGGGGTGAGTACGGTAGCCAGCTCGTAGGGCCAGAGGTGGGCGCTATCGTGGTCTATGACCGCAAGGGTGGCGGCCACGTCGGCTTTGTCACGGCGGTGGACGTGAATGGCCGTATCTACACCCTTGGCGGCAACCAAGGCAACCGCGTCAGCGTGGTGCCCTTTGACAAGGATAGAGTCATCGGGTTCCGTTGGCCCCCGGGGGCTTCGCCCCCGCATTACACGCTGCCCGTTATCGCGGCGGCGAACGTCAAGTCTAGTAACAATGAGGCATAAACCATGTTGAAGGGTGCACTGAAATCCAAGACCGTTTGGTGGAACGTCCTGCTCGCCGTGCTTGGTGGGCTTGAGCTCATCGGCGCGCATCTGACCACGCTGCTCGGGTCGCAGGTGGCGGCTGGCATTCTTGCCGCTGGTGCGATGGCAAACATCGCCCTGCGCGCGATCACGACGCAACCGCTCTCTGAAAAATGATCCAAGCGTGGCTGCTGCGGCAGGCGCCGTTAATCGTCGTTTCTTTGGCGGTCATCGGCGCTGGCCTGTGGGTCGGACATTCGCTCATTGAACGTGGGCGTAACGAGGTGCGACCTATGCTTGACAAGGCATTAAGTGAGCGTGATAACCTCGCGTCCCAGTTGGAAAATGAACGGGCCGAGCGGAAGAAAACCGAGGAGGCGATAAGTGCATATTCCAAAGAGCTGGCAACTTTGCGGCGCCGCCCTCGTGGTGAGCCTGTCCGCGTGTGTTTCGACGAAACCGCTCCAGTGCCCGCCCCCGGCGCAGCCGCCAGCGATCCTGATGGAACCGCCGCCCTCGCCGGGGGACTTCCAGGAACGGCTCGAGGCGATCTTGAAGCCCTCCGAGAGCTTGCGTACCAATGCGACGCGGTAAGCGCACGGTTGAGGGCGTTGCAGAAGTGGGCGTCGTCAAGCCCGTAAAGCCGCGCTCAGACGGCATACCTCGACAGTTTCAGCTTGCGGGGCACACCATAGAAGTTAGGATTGTGCCTCCTAGAAAATGGAAGCACGGCAAAGATTGCGTTGGCATCTGGCTCCCAGACCAATACCGCATCGACATCTTGAGTACCATCAAAGGGTCTCACCGCCAACAGACTTGGTGTCACGAGGCCACACATGCCATGCTTGATATCGCTGGTCACGACGACCTGTCTCGTGATGAGCAGTTTGTTGACCGGCTCGGCCACCTCTTGCAACAGATGCTTGTGACAATGACCTAATATGCGTCGTCACCTCATCATCCCCGACGTTCAAATAAAGCCGGGGTCAAAGACAGAGCATCTCAAGTGGGCCGCCGAGGCGATCCTAGACTACCGACCCGATGTCGTGATCTGTCTCGGTGATTTCTGGGACTTACCTTCGCTTAACAGCCACGCCGAGAAGGGTAGCGCAGAATTAGAAGGCGCTCGCTACCAGGAAGACATCGACGCCGGGAATGTATCCTTTAGGATACTGGACTCATGCTTTCGCAAGTCGCGCAGCAAGACGTGGAACCCTCGCAGGGTGTTTCTCGAGGGCAACCACGAGAACCGTGCGAACCGTATCGCGAACAATGATCCCAAGTGGAAGGGGATTATCGGTTCCCAGAACTGCCAGACGCTCGACTGGGAGCGGCACAAGTTTCTAAAGATCGTGGAGATTGACGGGATCAAGTATTGTCACTATTTCCCGAACCCGTTTAGCGGGAAGCCCATCGGCGGCACTATCGTGAGCCGCCTCAACAATATCGGCGCGTCGTTCGTGCAGGGTCACCAGCAGGGCTTCCTGTACGCGAGCAAGCAATATCCCGACCATGTAAAGCACGGTCTTGTCGCGGGGCGCTTCTATCTGGACTATGAAGACTACCGCCCCAACGACGTGCAGGCCACCGAGTGGTCGGGCATCGTCGTGCTGAACGGCGTGCGCAAGGGCGACTACGACCTCATGCCGCTGCGCATGGACTACCTGAAGCGCAAGTACAGTTAGTCGTCATCCTTCCAGCGGATTACGGGCCATAGCACGATCACCGTGAACGCCATGCCGAGCGCGATGCCTAGGCCGAAAGACAGATAAAGCTCGTTCAATTGGGGCGCAGCGCCGTCTCAGCGACGACCGCAGCCTCAGCAGAGTGATCCATCTTGGCAATCGTCTCAAGCGCCGTCTTGTACCGCTGGATGATCGCCTTCTGCATCATGTCCATGTACGTCGTCTCGACCTGCCAGCGCAGAATCTCGTTGCGCTCGGCCTCGAGCTTCTCAATCGCCTTGACGTAGGTATCAAGTCGATCCTGCTGCTCATAGATCACTTGCTTGAGCTGTTGCTTGGTGTTGGCGTTCTCGACCCATTCGTTGAGCCAAGCACGCGGCGGGCTTTCTGTGTCGATCATTGTCATAAAGTTCCGGCTGTCGCGACGGGGCCGGTGCTCCGAAGTGGTGGGCGCGACTCCTGTGGAGGAACTAAGCGTCTTTCTCACAATCCTCGACAACGTGCGCGGCCTTCGTGCAGAACCATGCGGCTTTACGCAAGTCTTGCGCGTAGTCATCCTTACGGCCAGCGCGTGACAGATACTTGATAGCAGACCCGCGACAGTAGGCGACCATACCCTCATCGCCAAGTACGGCTTGGATGTAGTCAATCGCCTCGATCTCGTAACCATCCGGCAGCGTCAAATGGTAGTGCTGCGGGCTGTTTACCGGGTCGTCATCATCGCCGCGCAGCAAGTCGTCGATTTCGTCTTGCGTTAGGCTGGTGGCTTGTTGCAGTCGAGTCTTCATCCTGCCACCCACCTCGCCACTCTCGTGACGATGCCGAAGAACAAGCCAAGGCAAACGGCGGTGGTTATCGCCACAGCCGTCCAACCAAGGATGTACACAATCAAAGAGTCTGTGCCTTTCATTATGCTGCCCTCTTCTTGAGTTTTTCGTTGAGGTCGTAGAGTGCTCTCATATGCAGAAATGCAGGCCACGCATCGTCTTCAAGATTTGGATAATAGTGATGCCCGAAGTCTCCGTTCTCTTTTGAGAATCGGAGCAGATGGTATCCACCGTCAATCTTGTTTCCTGTGCACTCTTCATAAGCCTTGGCATACGCAGCAAGCTGACAGAGCATATCGCTATACACGCCATTCGATGTCTTGAAGTCTCCAAGGATCGTCTTGCCGTTCAGCTTTCCGATGAAGTCTAGGGTTCCGGCGTATCGGTGAGTTTCTGATATGACCGAAACCTCGCAATCGACCACTTCGACCTGCGTGCCTCTGACCCAAAAATCGAATGCAGAGTAAGCCGAGGTGGCCTGCGCACGAAACAGTGTGCGGTCAACGACGTTCCCAGACTCAAGCGCCTTCTCAAGCACAAGAGCCGGATCATCGCCTTTGACGTAAGCCTCACACATCGCATGAACGCACGTTCCGACTGCGAGGATGTCGTTGTCGTAAAGTCCAGATGGGGCAGGTTTACCCTGCCCCTCCAGAACCCCATGCTCTCGCCCGGTGCGATAAGCCCAAGCCACTAACGGGCTAGGGTCTTTCGCCTTGCTAAGTATGGTCGTGACCGATGGGATTTTTTTACCATCGGCTGCCCGGTAGCCTTGACGTGGTGTCGGCATGATCAGAACGCCAGCGAGTCATCGGCGAAGGCTTCCTCAGTCGCCGCCGGCTTGGCAGCGGCCTTCGGTGCAACCTTCGGCGCGTCGATGATTCGGTTGGCAATCTTGTCTTGCACCCACGCCGGGAGCTTGTCAAAGATCGTCGCGTCCGGCGTGTCGGTCGAGTACACGAGTGCCTCACCCTCTAGCGCCGGGGCTGGCATCGACTTCGGCAGCGGCATGATGCTGGTCAGGTTGGCATAGGTGCGGTCGCCCTTCACGC